CTAAAAGTTTAGAAGGAGACACGATGTTTCGTAAATTGGGTTTGATAATTATATATTATGTTACCAGTGAAATGTCCCAAAGTGTATCGTGTCTTCTTCGACCTATTAGTATTTATACAGGAGAAAAATATGATATACACACTAGAAGAATTAGTAACAATAATAACAGTTATAGTCTTTACAGGATTATTTTGTAAAGTTATATATGACTGGACTAACAAATAAACTTATGAAAGATAAAAATAAAATAACACCAAAGTATACCCTCGATTGGTATATCAAATGGTTAGCTAGTGTATTCGTTTTGAGTGGTATGACCATTCGAGGGACACCAGGCTTTCAAGAATACGATTTAATATTTTCAACAGTTGGAGTATCACTATGGTTAGTGGTTTCATTCTTATGGAATGACAGAGCTCTTATTATGTTGAACGGAGTTGGTCTGATCTTTTTGATCAAGAACCTTATTACAAATTACTTATGAAACATTATCAAGCTGGAATCCTCGGACTAGTAGTTACGACTGTAGTCTTTTTTACAATTGTCGGAACTAAATATACAAGAGGTCAAATTATTGTGACACCGATAGAAGTTGTAGAAGAAATAATAGAAGAACCAATAGAAGAAATAAAACATAAGAGACACCAATTCGTGATATGTAGAGAAAAGCTTTACACAAAGTATCCGAATAAAATGAATCAATCTGAATGGAGAAATTGTATGGCGACTTGATACCGCATGTACACTTTTGATATAATGACTTTAATAAATAGGAAATAAATAATGGGTATGATTAATTTAGGTTCGTCAATGAGATATGGGCCGAATGGTAAGAAAAGAAAAACGAATGCTTGGAAAGAAACTAAGAAAAATACTATCATGGCTTATCAACAAGGAAAACATGAACCGTCTCTCAAAGAGAAACAAATAATAGAAAAGATGGATGAGTTCGATAAGAAGTATCCTTCTTACCAAGGGACTAGTTCATACAATCCGTTACCCGATACTTCATACAAGAAAGAAGCTTCGAAGAATTTTACAGTAGCGATTGGATATAACAAAGGTGGGTATCAAGTGATACCTAAAAACGAAATTAAACACATTGGAAAATAGTGAAAAATATAAGAGGTATATATAATTAAATGGCTAAGAAAAAACAATTAAAAACACGAGCGAATAGAAAGACTATTGATGAAATGCATTACGGCCCCGAACCTTCGGGTGTCGACTACTTTGAGAATAAGAGTCTCAATCATTTCTTTTCATGGTACAACTATATGTGGGATAGAAAACAAACCGATAAAGTTATCTTCGCATTTTCAAAAGAACACGGATATAAGAACGCTAGTAAGTTCAAAAAGTTATATGTGCCAGGTACATTAGCTTACATCATTAGAGGATTGGAGGTAGGACTTAATTTTCCAGACCATAAAGATTATCCTAATGAGGGTAGTGCTGGATGGCAGAAACATCTACACAGTGAATTACGAAAGTATAACAAACAAGCGATTGAAATGAAAGCTGAGAACCTAGATAAAGATAAGGTTATCAAGAAAAGATTATCAGTTCAAGAGAACATGGATAATAAAGTAAGAGAGTTACTTGGAGCGGTTGATTACGCTATTGATATATGGGATATCAAACCATTCGATATGTATAACTATTTAACTGATAACAAAGTATCGTCAGCAGTAGCTAGTAGGATACCCGAACAATATAAAGAAATCATATCTGAAGTACAACAAGCTATGGACGGTAGTGATGATCAATTGAAAGAGGGATATAGTTATATGACTAAATCCGAGAAACAGAAGTTCCTATCCTTTGTTAAAAAGATTGTATCAGATACAGATAGATATGTGGATAATAATAAACCGATTAGAAAACCTAGGAAAGCTAAACAGATATCAGCTACTAAACTAGTTGAAAAGTTAAGTTACTTGGATCACGATCCAGTGAATAAGGTTAAGTCTATCGATCCATCTAAGATCGTAGGTACTAAACAGTTATGGTTGTTCAATAGTAAAACAAATGAGATCATTAAGTATGATCAAGAAGACCGAGCTGGTCTTTCAGTTAAAGGAACAACAATACAAAATTTTAACGGTAAAACATCTAGTAGTAAAAAACTAGGTGTCAAGACAGAATCAGTTCTTGACCGTGTTTTAGAGGGTGGTACAATTACCCTAAATAAGATAATGAGTGAAATAAACTCTAAGGCTAGTGAGGTCACTGGTCGGATAAATAATAATATGATTATATTAAAGGTGGATTAAATAATGGCAATTGATTATACGCGACTTACACAAGACGCATCAGCAGTTGAGATACTCGAAGCAGTATCAAAATTAAAAAGTAAAAAAGAGAAAATATCTCTACTACAGAGGTACGGTGATCGATCCGACTTCATGGCAGTACTCAGAGGAGCATACGCTAAGAACATCGAGTGGTTAGTGCCGGACGGTGAATTACCGCCAGGAACTTCATTCAGTTCAGCAGTATCAATTGATACAGCGGACGATAGACTTATCAGAGTTTATCGACAATTCCAATACCTAGTTAAAGGTGGGCCGAACATGCAACAGTCTAAGAGAGAAGATATATATCTTAATATCATTAGATCACTTCACATAGATGAAGCTAAGTTGGTGATGTCTATCGTAGGTAAGAAATTACCATACAAAGGAATCACTCAAGCATTAGTAGCTGAAGCTTTCCCAAAAGTTTGGCCAAAAGAAGAAAAGAAAACAGCTTAGAGTAATAAATACTTGTATGAGTAATAAACTAGGATTGACAGACGAAGAACGAGCAGTCTTTTATACCAACGCTTTGAACGAAAGACGCGTCGGTGAAGTAAGACAATACGATCCAATCAATGGATTTTTAATTCTTCGTGATCCTATGCTCAACAAACAAATAGAATTTTTGTGGGATTCAAGTTCATCCAAATGGATTGGACTCGGATTAGAAATTGGTTATATAGCTGAGGTGTCTTATGATACCCCTATTACTAAACAGGACGATAGTTCTGTACCAGCCAAAGCCACAACGGTGTCCCGATTTCCAGAATAGATTATGTATGTGGGTGAGAACTTACCCGACAAGGTTTACATTATGGAAGTTTTAAATAAAGGAGGTGGTTTAGATATCATGAGAAAGAGAATTTCATCAACTGATTTTAAACGGAGGACACAAAGAATACGAGTTCAATATATGTCAAAAAGAAAACTTGACAGAATAGAGAAGTCGTGAGATAATTAATATAAGTCGAGTAGACTTTAATTAGTCTACTCAACTTTTATATTATGAAACCATATATTATAACAGGAGAAAATTATGGAAACTAAAATCGTAACTATCAATGACCTAGCAGGTGTTGTTTCAATTATAGATGTATGCTCTGCAAGGGGTGCATTTAAAGGTGAAGAACTAGCTGGTGTAGGTAGATTAAGAGAATCCTTTCTTGCTGAAGTGAAAGAACAACAACCCGAACAAGTGACAGCCCCAATGGGTGTCGATGTACCAGTTGCCGAAACTACAGAAGAAGAATCCTCAGATTCGTAAGCTTATAGATTTGAGGGAGTAACTTCCCTCAGTCTTTTCCAATATAATATACAATACAATACGAGAATACAATGCCAATAAAATTTAAACAATCAACAAACACAAGAGACAGAGCTACAGGTAAAAATAAGATAGAACATTTTTACATCAAACAAGTACCTAAAGAAGAATTAATCAAGTACATCAACGAAGGTCAGAAATCTAAGATCAAACAAAAATGTCGTAACGAACTTGATAGACGAGGAGTTAAGATCAACTGGGTTTCAAAAGAATCATGAGTGAATATAACGACTTTGGGTTTACAGCCGTAGACCAAGAAGAACTAAAAACTAAAACAGGTGAAGACGCCACTATAGGTAAAGAAGTCGCCGAACAACTTAAAGCCGTCGCTAAGTCCTCAGCTGGACAAGCTAACTCAACTCAGATAGACGCACTAGATGTTAAAATAGATTTACTAACTAAGTTAGTTTCTAATACACTAGGAGAGTTAGAAGAACACAAAGAAAACTTATCATCAATCGACTCTAACAAAGAGTTAGATTATAAAGATCGATTGGTAGAATGTGAGAAACTTATTCTACCATTATTACAGAACTTAATGAAGAATGAAGATAAAGAATATATCTATTGGCCAAATCGTAAAGCGATCATCCAATCCCAAATTGACAGATTACAAAAAATTACAAAATAAACATTGTAACCACTAGTACCATTTTGGTATACTAGGTACTTATAATATGATAACATATAACTTAATTCAAGGACTATCCTACTTACTATTAGTAAGTTTGGCTGTCTTCTTTTCTTACCGTAATGGTGAAAGGAGTGGATCGATGTATATGTTAAAATATCTAAAGGATAATAAATTTGTTGATGACCGTGGTTACAAGAAGTTTATAGAACACATGAAAAACGAGAAAGGAAACTTTAATGAGTGATTATAAAATAGATGGTGTCGTAGGAGATACCTTTATTAAAATAACCCATGAAGGTGAAGTTGAAATTATATTTGGTGAAACCGAAAACACTATTTCCGATGAAATAAGTTGGGAAGGACAACAATATTATAAGACAGCTGTACAGTTCGCTCTTATGATTGATAGTCACATTCGTAACTCACATGCTTTAGATGATCTTATCACCAATTCAACAACAGGAAGTATACCTTACGAATTGTTGAACAACCCTTTGATACCACTTAGAGTATCTTGTGGTGGTATAGAAGATTATGATAATTTTGAGGCTATGTTAGCTGAAGAAGAACTTGAAGACCCCGAGGAAGAAAAGATTCCTATGGGTTTACAAAAAAAAGAAATAGATAATGTAATTCAATTTAAACCAAGGAAAAATAATGAAGACAAGTGAAAGTAGTATAAAAACAAGAAACACATATAGGGGTAAACCTAGAGGATATTATGATCCTTCACCAGTAGAAGAATTTTTTACTAAGGTGGGTCAATCAATATATCAATTTACAGATAACAACCAACATAAAACATTAATGACAGATGATGATTGGATAACTCATTGTAACGCTGCTAATAAGTGTGTGAGATTTGGAACTCTTTATGGGCCCAAAGAACTAACAGACTTTAAAACAGAAGAACTAATGGTTGTCCGAGAGTTTGTAGGAAAGAGAACAAAATGGATTTAGAAAACGAAATAGGAATACTCAGAGATAATATCAGAGAGTTACAAAAACAATTGGGTCAGGCTCACACAAGAATTGGTGAACTGATGTCAGAGAAATCTACTAGTAGTAATGAAGAGGTTGTCAAACAAAAACAATTTATTCAAGAACTTACTGGTGAGATATCTAAAACAGATAGTGAGTTGATTAAAAAGATTCAATCACAGATGGATTCAATTCCACAAGTACTGGACTCAAGACCTCCTAGACCCAAGTTAGCTAAGAATGAAAAATATGTTTCCGTTAATAAAGACGGTAATATGGTTTACTTAGAAGAAGCTTCAAAAGGAATACTGGAAGACTAGTGCCGATATACGATTTTTACAATACGGAAACCGATGAAGTCATTGAGAATAAAATAATGACAATCGCGACTATGGAACAGTACTTAAAAGACAACCCACACATCAGAGGACATTATACTACCGTGCCAGGTATTGTTAGTGGTACTGGTAGTAGTGGTTCTGTTGGTAATATAGACAATCATGGATTTAAAGAAGTACTACAAAAAGTAGGAGAAGCTCATCCAATGGGATCAGTGGCAGATCAACATACTAGAAAAACTGGTAAAGAAGTTAAAACAAGAGATGTGGTGAAGAAACACGCGTCTCTACAAGCTAGACGAAAAGGCGTCAAATAAAATATTATGAAATTTAATCATTTAAACGGATACGAATCAGTAACACTACCAACTGAAACAATTAATGGTAAGAGATATTATGTAACACCCGATGGTTTGAAATACCCGTCAGTCACCACAGTGACAGGATTACATAGTGCTAAATGGGTAGCTAAATGGAGAGCTTATGTTGGAGAAGAACAAGCGAATAAAATCTCTGGACAAGCGGCCGCGAGAGGATCACGATACCATCTTCTTCAAGAGGACTATATCAATAATAAAGATATCTCGGAACAGTTAGAGAAAGCTACACCCCTTGATAAGATGATGTTTAATCAAACAAAGGAGATCACCGATAAGATTGGAGATATCTATATGTTGGAAGGTTCATTATATAGTGACGATCTATGTATAGCTGGAAGAGTTGATTGTATAGCAGAGTTCGCTGGTAAGGTGTCTGTAATCGATTTTAAGACTAGTACTAAAGCTAAGTCACCTAGTAAGATCAAGAATTACTTCATGCAGGAGACAGCGTACGCTAAGATGTTTGAAGAAAGATATGGAGTCGATGTGGAACGAATAGTAACTATCGTATCCGTAGAGGAAACACAGACAGCTCAGTTGTTTGTAGAAAACCCGAACAACTGGATAGACCAGTTGTTGAGTTTAAGAGCTCAGTATAAAACTGAGTATGGTCTTTAGGAGTAGTGCCTAAGTTCTATTATGGTTCACTTTTTCATAGTCCATTCGAAGTAGCTACGATGATAAAGATTGGTGACAAGCATCCAAATATCAAAAAAGCTATTTCAAAGAACACGAATGATGAAGCTTTTACTTCTTCGCCGTGTCTACCCCATGATTGTTTTACATTCATTGGAGTATCCTTTGTTATAAATAGTTATATAAATTCGTATAAGTTTGACTTATACCCTTTTATTTATAACACTTATAACCTTATATAATCAAAACACATAAAATAATATGGCATATTCAAAACAAGTAGTAGAGAGATTCGAATCCGTACTAGCAAATCCCGAAAAACATTCCGTTGGACGGTTTGATCCCAATGACAAGACAGTCATTACTGGAATGGTTGGAGCTCCAGCTTGTGGTGATGTCATGAAACTTGATATGAAGATGAACGGTAATGTTATAGAAGATGTTAAGTTTAAAACATACGGATGTGGATCGGCGATCGCGTCCTCTACTTTATTTGTAGAAATGTTAAAAGGTAAGACCATAGAAGAAGCTCAATTGATCACAGACAAACAGATCGCGGAGATACTAGACTTACCCCCAATAAAATTACATTGTAGTGTATTAGCCGAAGGTGCTATTAGACAAGCGATAAAAAACTGGGAACCCGATAAAATGATTGGACATAACAATCCACCCGATGATGAGTAGAGCTATGTTATTATACACTCTATTTTTTATTTCTCACAATAACTTTGGGATAGATGAAAGACAGTACGGTATACTTAGAGCTTTAAAAGATATCAAACACGCGAGTACTATAAAAACTTGACACCTCAGTGAATGGTGATATAATAGATGTATGATCTTAACTAAAAAGAAGTTTACAAATTCAGTCGAAGAATTAGTAATACAAAAAAAACTATCCTACATCGACGCCATTGTACATTTTTGTCAAGAAAATCATTTGGAACCTGATTCTGTAAAAGGATTAGTAACTCCACCACTAAAAGAAAAGATTCGAGCGGAAGCTATCGGATTAAGATTCCTAAAAGGATCAACAGCTAAACTACCAATATAAATTATGAAACCACAACAACAAAAAACATATCAGAACAATAAACATTTTAACAAACCTAAACACGACG